AGCCTTTTAAAGGGTGTGAGTTTTTAACTTGCACCTTTTTTTTATATATTTAACAAATGACAGAAAAAGAAACAGAACAAAATATGTTGATGGAATTTATTGCAGATACTTGCAAGATAGACATTGACGAAAAAATAGATTTCCCACCAGTATGTTTAAGCTATGGTGAAAAGGTTTTACAATCAGATAAAGGTGATACCATCATACCAATAGCTTTAGGAACTTATGGCAACCTTTCAGTTATTACTGCACCACCAAAAACAAGAAAGAGTTTTTTTTGTAGCTTATTAGCTAGTGCGTATTTAAGTGGATCAAACATTTATGGTGGACAAATAAAAGGACATAGAGGTAATGGTGATTTAATTTATATAGATACAGAGCAAGGAACCTGGCACGCATCCAAAGTATTTTCACGTCCAAAAGATATGGATAGCAACATACCAAAAGACAAATACCACACGTTTGCCTTGCGTACAATAGCTTTTAAAGAGCGATTAGAATTTATTGAATACTATTTAAAGGAACATATAAAAGAACCATCTCTAGTTATTATAGATGGTGTGGCTGACTTGTGTGCAGATGTAAACAACATAGAAAAAAGTAATGAGTTAGTGAGTGCATTAATGAGAATTAGCCAACAACAAAACGTACATATAATAAATGTAATACATCAAAACTTTGGTAGTGCTAAACTTGGAACTGGTCATTTAGGTAGTGCATTAGAAAAAAAAGCGGAAACGGTAATAAGTTTAGAAGCAAACACAGTCAATAAAGATTGGACTACAGTTAAGTGTGGCAGAAGTAGGGGGTACTGCTTTGATACATTTAGCTTTGAAGTAAATGAAAAAGGATTGCCAATTATAGTTGGTGATTTATATGATCCATTAAAATAGTATGGTACAAAGAACAATGATATTAGTTGCTGCAAAGCACAAAGAATGGTTAGAAATAGTTTTATCCTTTGGTTGCAAAAAAGAAGTAGCAGAAGATTTAGTACAAGAAATGTATATTAAAATACAACTCAAACTTGAAAAGGGTTTAGATATAATGTACAACGAAAAAGAAATAAACTATTACTACATTTTTAAAACATTAAGAACATTGTTTTACGATCTAAAAAGAAAAGGCAAAAACATCACTATGGTTTCTATAGATGATATACACTTAACAACTACAGATGTAAACTTTACTGAACCATACGATAAAATACAAGAAGAACTATCAAAAATGTTTTGGTATGATCGAAAAGTGTTTGAGGTAATAAACGAGGGTGAAAGCATTGCAGAGTTTTCTAGAAAAAGTATGATACATTACTATTCACTTTACAATACATATAACAAAGTTAAGAATAAATTAAAAAAACTATTATGAAACTAGGCAACATTATTTATTACATAACTAAATATACTGGCATTAAATACCTGGTAGATAAATACCACAAATTAAGAGGTACTAAATGTGATTGCAACAACAGAAGAAAAAAGTTAAATGAAATAAAAATTGATAGATGGTAAAATTTAATAAACAAGACTTTGAAAGCTGGAGCAACTTTAGGTCAGAACCAAAAAGCACATTACAACCCAATGAGTTTGATTTAATTTGTGAGTTACATTCGGTTTACTACAAACATAAATATCAAAAACCTTGCACTTGCAATCCAAAAAAAATAAAGTTATGGATAAAACAACTTAACATAATTTGGAACAATGGGGTTGAAAAAAATTAATGAATGGGAAAAGGCAGTTGTGTTTCTGCTTAATCTTGATGGCTGGGATTTAGAATGGTCTGGTGAGGGTTACACTAGATACGATGCAAAGGGAAAAACACCAAAAGGAAAAGATTGCGTTATAGAGATGAAATTTCGCAACAAGCACTATGAAGATAAGATGCTTGAAAAAGACAAGTACGATGCTTTAATGGCTTTAGATGATGAAGTAAAGATATACTTTGTTAATGATCCTAAAGGAAACTTTATGTATTGGCTTAACACTTTAGAGATGCCAAAGACAGTAAAGAAGTATTGTCCAGATACTACAATGTGGACAAAGAAAAGATTGCTTAAAGATGTTTACTTGCTAAAGGAAAACCAAGCAGTTAGAATTAATATAAATATAGATCCAAATTAGTTGTTAAATATTTTGTTTATAATATAGATTAATGTATATTGCATTATTATTAATTAAAACAAAATAAAATGACTGAAACAATTACAATAAAACAATTAGAAAACTTTTTAAAAGAAAAAAACCTATTAGAGTTTAACAGAACAATTAGCCAAAAGCACGTTGAAAAAATGCAAAAGAGTGTTTTAAACTGTGGATTGTTAAGGTCGCCAGTATTGGGTGATGTAAGTGCTTTTGATAAAAGAGGTATAGTAATCGTAGATGGACAACACTTATGTAAAGCCATTACAACATTAAACCCAAAAGATAGACCAAAGAAAATTAATGTTATTCTAAAGAAATACAATAATAAAAGAGAGGTTATAAATGATATTTCAAAACTAAACAACACACAAAAAACTTGGAATGATGAAAACTATCTAGATGCTTGGTATAAGTATGGTAAAGAAGATCTTGACCATTGGACAAATTACTCTTATTTGTATAGTAAATACAATGATGTGTTTGATGGTTTGCCTTGTGGTTATCTTGTAGATGTTTATTCTATTTCAAAGTCTGGTTTTAGAGAGGGAACACTAGAGTTTAGAGATAAAGAATTTAGTGATAAATTAGCACAATTAAGTTATAAGCTAAAAAAAGATTATAATAAAGGATCATTTGCTTTACAAGGTTTAAGGTTTTGGGCATTTGATAGATTAAATTCTAAAAAAACTATTGACTGGGAAAAACTAAACTCAAGACTATCTTGGGCATTAAAGAACAATGAAGATATAAGAATACAAGGTAGAGAAGATTTTAGAGATTTTGTTTCTAATACTTATTCAAGGGTGTAATGGAAGTAAACGAAGCAGCTTGGGAAAAGTTAAAAAAGCAAATAGAATTTCATACTGAACAAGATAGTGAGATTACTGATGTACAAATTAACTACCAAGTAAAACCAGGTAAAAAGAATTATTTAAAACTTAACATAACAATAGACAAATGGGACAAGATAACAGGATAAAAGAATTAGAAGAAAAGATTGAAAGACTAGAAAAGCAATTAAAAGATGCACAAACACATACTTATATATATGAAACGCACACTTTATGGTGTGGTGATGGGGAGTTATATTTTGGGTATGGTGATATTGAAGAAAAAACATTGGTGATGAATGTAGACCAGCTTTTTAGAGACTTACCATCTATTATAAAAATGGTTACTAAAGAGCAAAAAAAGATGCAGAAGATGCACCACAAGATGATAAAGGAAACACTTACAGAGATATGATTTTATTAGTAGATGCAGATAGTTTAATCTTTGCAAGTTGCTATCGTAAAAGAGAAACACCAGATGATGAAAAGTACTACACCGATATAGAGGATAGTAGAAACAAGTTTGACCAGCAGTATATGAAAATCGTCAATGATCTTGAAGAAAAATATACAATAGACAAAGTATTATGCTTTAGTGGTTCAAAGGGTAACTTTAGAAAGCTAATAACAAAAAAGTACAAAGCCAATAGAAAGAAACAAGAACTGCCACCTCTTTTAAATGAGATGCATCAATTTGTAAAAGACCAATATGATAGTATATGGGGTTACGGTATTGAAACAGATGATATGGTTGCAAGGTACTGGAAACAGATTAGTGATGATTTAGGTAGGGATGAAGTTATGATAGTATCAATCGATAAAGACTACAAACAATTCCCTTGCTTGATGTATAATTATCACTACAAGCACCAGGTGATATTAGACATAACAGAAGAAGAAGCAATGTATAATTTCTATGAGCAAATGATTGTTGGTGATACTGCTGACAATGTAAACTACTTTAAAGGTAAGGGTGTTAAGTTTGCAGAAAAGCATTTTAAAGATTGCAACACTAAATACCAATACACAAGAAAGCTATACGAATTATTTAAACAAGAATACAAAGGTAAGTCACGACAAAAATATGCAGAGTGCTATCACCTTTTAAAATTAAGAACACAATGAAAGATAAAATAGTAGAAGATTTAAAAAGAGAGTTTGACATAAGAAGTTGTGTAGGAATAGACAAATACAAAACAACTTTACAAGACAATAACAAAGATGATTTTTTACAACACTTAAAAGAAGAATTAATGGATGCAGCTTTATACATCCAAAAACTACAAAGCAAATAATATGCAAAACGATATAGACAAACTAGAAACACCAGAACAAGTAAGTGATTTACTTATACAATTATCTGGCATAGATATATATAAACAAACAAGAAAAAACGAATATGTAGAACATCGTGCTTTACTATGTTATATATTAAGAAACAAACTAGATATGAGATGGCACAGCATATCAGATTTTATAAACTCAAAGGGTAAATCATTTGTTCACGCAACTGCAATCTATGCAAACAAAATGTATCCTATCTATAAACAATCAAACTTTGATTACTACGATAAGCTAGAAAGTCAATTCATAGTAAGATCACAATTACAATACAGCCAACTATCAAGATTAGAGATTATAGAAAAAAAACATCAGGCACTAGAAAAAGATTATTTTAAAGCAATAGAAAAACTAAACAAACTAACAAAAGAAAGTAACCTCACACATAACGAAAAGCAATACAGAAACCTAGAAGAAGAACAACAAGATATGTATGATGAACGTGCAGCTTTAGTATTAAAGTCTTTTGAGTGGAAACAAAACAATAGTGAATACGAAATAATAAACTGTGCAACTTAAAAACAGAATTATGAACAGAAAAAAAATAATACAAAAGCTACAACAACTATTAGACAAATTACCAAAGGGTAATGAAAGAAAAGCAATAAGAGAAAGACTGTTAAACTTAAAGCTAAATAAAAACAAAGTTTAATTACGTTATATAATTGAATAAACAAATTTGTATCAAATGGATAAAAGAAAAAATAACGGTGGTGTAAGAGAGGGTGCTGGTAGACCAAAGAAAGCAGATGAACTAAAATTAATTGAAAAGCTAGACAACCTTATTGATAATGATGAGGTGATTAAAACACTTGGCAAACAGATCTTAAAGGGTGATAGTCGTGCTATGTCATTGTACTTTGGTTACAGATACGGTAAGCCAAAAGAGAGTGTGGATATTACATCTTCTGATGGGTTTAATATTAACTTTAAAGATATCATCAAATTTAAGTGATAGACATAAACACAAAGTATGAACCTATCCAAACATCAGATGCTAGGTATTATATTGTAACTGGTGGTCGTGGATCGGGTAAGTCTTATTCTATAAACTTGCTATTGTTGTTGCTTACTTTTGAAGCTGGGCACACCATCTTATTTACAAGGTTTACATTATCGAGTGCTTACATTTCTATTATACCAGAATTTATTGACAAGATAGAAACACTTAAACTACAAGACTATTTTCATATCACAAAGGATGAGGTGCGAAATAAGCTATCTGGTAGCAAGATAATCTTCAAGGGTATTAAGACATCAAGTGGTGATCAAACGGCTAACCTAAAGTCTTTAACTAATGTTAGCACTTGGGTAATGGATGAAGCTGAAGAACTACAAGATGAAAACATATTTGACAAGATAGATTTAAGTGTAAGAAACCTAAAACAAAAGAATAGGGTAATACTTATTTTAAACCCAGTTACAAAAGAGCATTGGATATATAATAGGTTCTTTGAAGATAAAGGTGTACAGGCTGGTTCTAATGCAACCAAAGGGAATACAAACTATATACACACAACTTATTTAGATAACATAGAAAACCTATCTAAAAGCTATTTAGAGCAAATAGAAAACATTAAGAAACGTAGACCAGAGAAATACAAACATCAGATGCTGGGTGGATGGTTAGCAAAAGCAGAGGGTGTTATATTCTCGAACTGGAAGATAGGACAATTTAAAAAAGTAGGTGTAAGTGTGTTTGGTCAAGATTATGGATTTGCAGCAGATGAAAATACTTTAGTAGAAACCAACATAGATAGCACAAACAAAATAATCTATTTAAAGGAGTGTTTTTATCTCAAAGGTCTTACCACATCAGAAATAGCTGAACTCAACCTTAAACACGCTAATAATAGTCTTATAGTAGGTGATAGTGCAGAACCTAGATTACTACACGAACTAAAAGCCAAAGGGTGTAATGTAGTCAAAGCAATAAAAGGGCAAGGTTCAATTACTTATGGTATAGCTTTACTTCAAGATTATGATTTAATAGTTGAAGAAAACAGTATCAACCTCATCAAAGAACTAAACAACTACTCCTGGTTAGAGAAAAAGTCTAAAACACCACAAGATAAATTCAATCATATTATAGATGCAATCAGATATGCAGTATCATATCAACTACAAAACCCAAATAGGGGTAATTATTTTATAAGCTAACTTACTTATAACTAGCGCATTATAAATTATTTTAAAAATAGTTGTTAAATTGTTTGTTTATAACAATATAAAGGTTGTATCTTTGTACCAAGCAATAACGCTAATAACTAAAAAACAAATATTATGACAGAAGCTACTAGAGATATGAGAAACGCAATGCAAAACACAAACCAAGTAATAGCTGAATTGGAGGCAAGTATAAAATCAACCACAGATGACCATTTAATTATTGAACTCCTAGAGGCAAAAAGAAATGCTCTTAAGTTAGCAAGAACTTTAAATAAGATTTGGAAATAAAACCAACGGGGGTGTAAAAGCTCCCTTAACAAAACAGATATGAAAGAGATAATAAACAATTTAGAATATGTGATTGATGACATTGAAGCAAGGATATTTAACAGCCTTGATAGAGATGAGGTGTGTATGCTTACAAGAGCAAAGCAAGAAGCTACAGCAACACTTACTACATTAAAATACATCAATCAATAATGTATAGTAATTGTTGTGGTGCAGAAGCATCCTATTTAAGTGATGAAATATGCGGTGAGTGTTTAGAGTGGGCAGAATTTAACGAATAAGCAAAGGGTAGGAGTTATCCGCTAACTTTAATACCTGGTCGTTGCGAGGTTACACAGGAGGCTACCTACCTTTTTTTAAAACCCAGTATTTACAGAAATAAATAAATAAATAAAAATAATTATTAAATTGTTTGTTTATAACTAATATTTAGTTGTATCTTTACAAAAAGCAAAACAACTAAAACAAACATTATGAAAAACTTACTTTCAAACATCGCAATCAAATTAGTAGAGTCTAACTTCTCAAACGAATCATTAAAAGTGTGTGGGTCTATCCTTAAGCAATCATTTATGGAGCAGGGTTTTGACAGAGCTACTTCTAACGAGTTCGCTGTAGATGCTCTTAAAATAACAATGCAAACACTATCAACTTTAAAATAAAAACTATGAACGAATTAAAAATAGCGGTAAGAGAGTTAGAATTTAGTATCTCAGCTCTCATAAGACTAAAAAGTGACAATAACCTTGACACGTACTACCTAGCCTATGCTAAAGTAGCTAACTTAAAAAAGCTACACGGAGAAGACGCCTTAAACGGTAACGTTATACATTGGCTTTATGAGGCGGTTAAAACAGATAATTACTAGAATATTAATCTACTAAACTAGAAAGAAGTAACAAAACAGATGAAAGAATTAATAAACAGAATTTTAGTAAAAAGAAGCATCAGACCATATAAGGTAATAGCTTTATCAACTGGTGTAATTGTAGAACATTACCGCAATGGTAAACTTAAAACAGAATATTATGGATTGGTATAGCCCAGAAGAATACAAAGAATATGAATGCACAGAGTGTGGTACAGAAATAGACAAGCCTGGGGTATGTTCTGGTGCTTGTCACGAGGCAAGTATGATTTAGTTAGTTAAGTTAGTTTTGAGTAAGAGGTGCATCGTAAATGGTGTGCCTTTTTTTATTATATTTACTCTAGTATAAAAAACCATTTTAAAAACGTTATATAAGTATGAATATCAATATTACAATACCAACAGATTTAAGTGAAATTACTTTAAGAC